CGGTTCGCCAGGAATCAGTTCTTCCGGCGTAGATGTCTCGGCGCCGTCGATTGAAGGCGTCTCTCTGGACAACGAGTCGTCGTCGGTTCTCGGTTCCGTTCAATGGATACCGATCGGACAGAGCGCGCCTGTGACCATGACCGGGGAAGAATACTCTGCTCTGGTAGCTGCGATCGTATCGCGACGTGCCTCACTCAATCAATCAAGACAGACTTTGCTGGCGTCGCTTGCCGCAAAGACCACGGTTTCACAGGTCGTTTCGTTTGACGCTACGGCCGGTTGGCCGTTCTGATTTCCCAGGAAAGAATTGCTGTGCCCTACGACATCGATCACTGGTGGGGCGACGATATTTCGCCTCTCACGCCATCTGGCGATCTGCCTTTGGTTATCGGCATCGCCAAGAGCAATCAACGAATCTTTCGCCGGCTCTGCACCAACGGCAAATATACCGGCGCCAAAAAGGCCGAATATCTTTTCCACCCGACTTATGGCGGATCGTTGCCATGGTATGTCGGCCGTCTTGCTCGCAACAATGCGATGTCGGGACTCATTCGCACCCAGATGTATCACGAGGCGTCGGTCTCACAGACGCCGGAGCCGTCCATTACGGTGACGACCAATCCGAACGGAACGTTCAGCGCAAAGATCAAATACACCGATGTCGACGGCAACCAGTCGCCGTTGATCGTTCTCGACGTGCCAGGCGACAAGTAAACAGTCGTCGCTTTTCAACAAATTCATTTTTGGGACGCGGCGCTTGCGCCGTGCGTCGGCATTTATGGCTTCTTCCAACAGCACGGGCTTGCCTCTGCCGCCGGTCCCGTACACCAAACCATTTTCTCAGATCGTCGCTGATTTTGCGGCGGCAGCGCAAGCGGCGTCGAAAAATCCGCTAGATTTCAGCGATGGCTCGGTGTTCTTGGCGCTCGCCGAGGCGACTGCCGGCAACGCCGATTGGCTGCAAAAACTCTATCTATTTTCGTTGATTGTCCAGCGCCTGCAAACCTCGAAAGGCGAGTGGGTCGATACCTTCGTCGCCGACTTCATGCCGGCTGTGGATGGCACAAACAGTCCTCGCCTTCCGGCCACTCCGGCAAGCGGAGTGGTTCAATTCAGTAGCTTCGCGCCGCAAAATCAGCGCGTCGTACCTGTCGGCTCGCTGGTCTCCACCTTTGACGGCAGTCAGGTCTATCAGGTCTACGCCGATCCCACCAACAACGCCTATTCGGCAGACATCGTACCTGGCGGCGGATTCATCATTCCGGCCGGACAAACCTCGCTGTCCGTCAATGTGCAGGCGCTCAATCCTGGAACCGGCGGCAACGTTCTCGCTAACACCATCACGCGAATTCAGTCTTCCGCGGTCGGCGTCGATACGGTGACAAATCCGGCTCCGATAACGACAGGATTCGACGAGGAAAGCGACGACGCGTTGAAGGCGCGCTTCAAACTTTACATCGCGTCGCTGGCAGCCGGCACGGTCGGCGCCCTGGAATATGCGATCCTGTCGTTGCAGCAAGGCCTGCAATGTGTGGTGCATGAGAATGTCGATCCAAACGGCGCAACAGACTACGGCGCCTTCACGATCTTCGTTGATGACGGCTCCGGTGCTCCACCGACACAGACTGTACTCAATGCCCTTGCGGCGGTGAATGGCTTGCGGGGTCGTGCCGCTGGCGTGCGGCCGCAGGTCGTGAGTGCGTCTAAGCTGGGTGCCGCGATCAGCCTGACAGTGACGGTAGCATCTGGCTACAACACTTCGGCCGTTGTCGCCGCGGTGGCGAACGCCATCGGTGCCTATGTTAATTCTCTCGGTCTGGAAAATCCGCTGCATTACTCGCAACTCGCTGCAATTGCTTATGGCGCGAGTCCGGGCGTGAGCAATGTCACCAGCTTATTGCTCAACAGCGGCACGGCCGATCTGGTGCCGGCCATGGGCCAGACAATCAAAGTCACATCGTCGACCGTAAACCTGGGCGGCTAACATGACGGCAAACAATATTGAGACCGCCGGGGAGCTGTCGCCGTCACTTGCCGTCCAGGTTCTGTCCGGCTTGCTGGATGCCGATCAGACGGAATTCGTCCGTCGCCTGGCAGGCCTTATTCCGCCGTCATGGTTCGGCACCGGGGCTACCGAGGTAGACGAGGTGATGGCGCAACCTGGCGCGCCGCTTCTCAACATTCCATTGTCTGGCACCGGCTACAATCTATCCTGGATTTATGTGCTCTATAAGTATGCGCTGACCCAGTCGCGCATCGCCAGCGCCACCGGAGTCTGGCTCGATCGCATCTCATACGATTTTCTCGGCAACGATCTGCCGCGTCTTGTGAATGAGCAGGACGATGCTTATCGCGCACGCATCATGGACGCCATCTTGGCGCCTAAGCAAACGCGCGCTGCGATCATTCAGGCCGTCGAGGCGTTGACGGGCGCCGCGCCCAAGCTGATCGAGCTGTGGAATCCAGGAGACACCGGCGCTTACGGTACATCAGGACAGCAAGGGTATGGCGTCGCCGGCATGTACGGCAGCCTAAAATTCAACAATCAGATTTTCGTCACGGCCTATCGTCCTCCAGGCGGCGGCATTCCCAACGCTCCCGGCTACGGTAATCCGCAGTCCGGTTACGGCTCCGGCGGCTATGGTCAATACGGCGACATGAACGAGGTCGACGCCGCAGTGCCGGACGCCACGATCTACGCGACGATCGCCAAGACGGTTGCCGCTGGTATTACGGCATGGACCTGCATTCAGAGTCAGCCTGACACCGTCGATATTCCCACCGCATCATTCGGCAACGTCGAGAATACGCAAATCTTGGCGGTGTTGCCCTTCTTCTTTTAAGCATGGATTTGTTTCATGGCTGATACTTCCTACAACACGCAAGACGGCAAGGGGACGCTGGTGCCTTTTAGCACCACACTGGACGCGGAAGGCAACCGCGTCGGTTCGACTTGCGTTACTGATCCGGCATCTGGGCTCAAGCAATCCGTCGCGCAGCCACAAACGGCAGACGCCAACTCACTATCCGCCGTCAATGCGGCAATCGCGGCAGCTATCGAGATGGTGTTCAACGGCACCACATTCGATCGTAAGCGCGGCAATGTCGATCTGCCGGCGGTCCTGACAGTGACGAATGCTTCCGGCAACGCAAATTCGCCGGATCAAACCAACTACAATCACCGCGGTCTGCAACTCGGCATCAACATCTCGGCCGCGACAGGCACGTCGCCGACGTTTCAGGTGACGATCCAGGGTAAGGACCCGGCATCCGGCACTTACTACACGCTGCTGCAAAGCGCGGAATTGACCACCGCTGGCTTCACGCTGCTGACGGTTTATCCGGGCGCGCCTGCCACTGCCAACATCTCTGCCAATGCGCCGCTGCCGCGCACCTGGCGCATTTCGATAGTGATCGGCGGCACATCGCCGTCATTCAGCGCGTCGATCGGCGCCAGTCTGATCGTCTAATCCAAGTTTCAGATTCCAGCCTGAATTTTCCGGCGCCGCGTGGCGCCTTTTTTATTTTCCGAGGACGCGATGGATCGCAAAACCATTTACGCGGGTCAGACTCCGCTCGAAACAGACCTGCTGCAAGCCCAGCAAAACGCGATGGTGGCTCTTGCCGAGCTGTCGCAAACGATCCTGGGCACGCCGACGCTTGTCGACGGTTTCACGGTGACTCCGACCGTACCGGGATCGCTCAACATCATCCTGACGCCCGGCAACATCTATCAGTTGGAAAACCTGGAGCAATCGATCTGGTCTTCGCTTCCGGCGAATACTGCGACCTCGATTCTGAAACAGGGCATCCAGTTCGTCGCCAACGGCACCGCGGCAGGCGTCGGCCAGTCGGTCACGATGGGCATCACGCCTCCAGGCACGACCGGTTACAGCCAGGTCTTCCTTGTCGAGGTCCAGTATCAGGACATGGACGGCGGCGCGACAGTGCTGCCGTATTTCGATGCGGCCGATCCATCCGATCCCTTCTCCGGCCCCGCCAATGCCGGCACCGCACAGAACACCGTGCGCTATGGCGGCGTCGCCTATCAGATCAAGGCCGGTATCGCGGCCACGACCGGCACGCAATTGGCGCCGTCGCCGGATGCGGGCTGGACCGGTCTGTTCACGATCACGGTGGCCAACGGCGCGACCTCGATCACGGCCGGCAATATCTTGCCCTACTATTTGGCGCCGTTTCTCGCCACCAACGGCAAGCTGCCGCTGATCCCGACTGGTGTTCAGAATCAGACCTGGACGTATGCGGTCGACACCGGAACCGTCAACAACATGGTTGTTACGGTTGCGCCGACACCGGCGCAATACGAGCCGGGCATGCGGCTCTCGGTGAAGGTGAACCACACCAACACCGATGTCACCACGATAAACGTCAACAACCTCGGCACCGTCGCCGTGCATCGCGCCAACGGCGCTCAGCTTTCCTCGGGCGACATCAACGCCGGCATGGTTGTGTCGCTGGTCTATGACGGCTCGGCGTTCCAGGTTGAGAACTTCGAGGGCTTTACCTCGTCAACGACCAACAACAACACCTACACGATCGACATCCCGTATGCGCAGGACACTGGCACGGCCAATACCGTCGTCGCTTCATTTACGCCAGCAATCACGTCGCTGCCAGCCGGCACTACGGTTGAGGTCAAGATCGCCGCTAACAACACCGGTGCTTCGACGATTGCCGTAAATTCGTTGGCTGCGGTTCCAATCGTTGATTGCAGCGGCTTGCCGCTGGCCGCCGGAATGTTGTCGGCCGGACAGATCGCATTCCTGGTATACAACGGTTCCGCATTCCAGTTGTTCAACGGATTTGTTATCGACTCCAGCGTCTCATATTCGGTGTACGGTGAGGGCGCGAACTTTTCCAGCCTTGCTGTGGCAATGGAATATCTCGGCAAGTTCCGCATCACGCCGAATGGATACGTGAGCTTGAACCTCGCTTCCGGTCAAATTTCAGCAGGATCGTCGCAGATCGCTCTGTCGCATCCGAACTCCGATCGCATCGGCATCTTCGGCGCTGGCATGAAATCGAGCCCAAGCCACTCGATCTTTTCAACGACCGGCAACAAAGCAACAGATCGTACCGCCGACCTGACGGCATTGCGCAACTGTTACGACACTGAACTTGATTTCACGGCAAGCGGCGGACTCAATTTTCAGTCACCAGGCTGGGGTCTTTATAATATCTTGCTGGTCGGAGACCGTGG